ATAAGACCTTCTCCCAACTCGACAAGAGTTTATCGGTAGAGATGAGAAAAATACTACATCCGGCGGAACAATATGCGCGCGACGCGGCCAGGGGCAAGATCGTTGTTTGTAAATGGGTCAAACTGGCAGCGAAACGCCACATGGATGACCTGAAGCATGGCAAAGCGCGCGGTTTGTGGTTCGATGTCGAGGATGCCCAGCGCGTACTCGACTTTTTTTCGTTACTCAGGCATTCCAAGGGGGAATGGGCCGGGCAGAAAGTGGTGCTTGAGCCGTGGGAGCAGTTTGTTTTATGGGTGACGTTTGGGTGGAAACGGGATTGGTCGGATAGATGGCTGGAGAAATTATCCGACGGGCGGGTGGAAGACACACGCGGAACGCGCCGATTCAGGACGCTATTTTTAGAAATTGGAAGGAAAAACGGAAAAACTACCCTGGCGTCTGGAATCGGGCTATATATGCTGACGGCAGACCGGGAAGGCGGCGCGGAAATCTACGCCGCCAGCACTAAAAAGGAGCAATCGCTGATTCTGTTCTCGGAAGCAGAGCGGATGACTGCGCAGTCACCGGCGCTCAAAAAACGGATCAAGAATTTCAAAAACAACCTCCACATTCCAGGGACGGCGTGCAAGTTCGAACCGCTTGGGGCCGATGCGGATACGATGGACGGCTTGAACTGCCACTGCGCGCTGGTGGATGAGCTGCACGCGCACAGGCATAGCGGGGTGTGGGATAAGCTGCGCACATCGCAGGGGGCCAGGCGGCAGCCGCTGATGGTGGCCATTACAACGGCCGGGAATGATCGGTCGTCATTCTGTTACGAGATGCACCTAAAGGCGGAGCAGATCCTGGCGGAGAAGATTTCGCAGCAGGATGCGGACACAACATTTTGCATTATCTATACCCTGGACGAGAAGGATGATATTTGGGATGAACGCAACTGGGTAAAGGCCAACCCGAACCTGGGCGTCTCGAAAAAATGGAATTACATGCGCGACGAAGCGGCCAATGCCAAGATGATGCCATCGGCGTTGAATACGTTTAAGCAACTCGACCTAAATATTTGGGTGCAATCAGCGGTGGCGTGGCTGCCGGTGGAGCACTGGCAGGCATGCGCTGGCGAGGTGGATGCGCTGGATTTTACGGAGGCGTTGAAGGGCAGGCGCTGTTTCGGCGGGCTGGACCTGGCCAGCGTGAGCGATGTGGCGGCGTTCGTGCTGGATTTCCCACCGAAGGATGAGAATGACCGACACTGGATATTGTGCTACTTTTTTGTGCCCGAGGAGACGGTCCTGAAACGGTCGAAAAGCGAGGGGGTGCATTACGATGAGTGGGTGGCGCAGGGATATATCACGGCGACGCCGGGGAACGTGATCGACCATGACTATATTCTTGAGCAGATTGACAGCGCAGCAGAGTTGTTCGACCTGCGCGAAATTGCTTACGACCGATGGGGGGCGGCAAACATCGCGCAGAGAATCCAGGATGATATGGGGGTGACGATCATCCAGATGGGACAAGGGTTCGCGAGCATGAGCGCGCCAATGAAGGAGCTGGAGCGGCGGGTGAAGGGGCATTTGCTTTACCACGGGGACAACCCAGTGCTCTCATGGATGGCCGATAACGTGGTGGCCAGCCTGGATCCGGCTGGGAATATCAAGCCGGACAAGGCCAAAAGCAAGGAGAAGATCGACGGGATCACGGCGCTGATCATGGCCGTGGCGAGGACAATCGATGCGGGCGAGGAGAAGAGCGTGTACGAGGAGAGAGGAATAGTGGTGTGTTAGTCACCCCCCACCCCCCTCCGGCTCCCCCCAAATGCGGCAGAGAGCGCCGAATTTGGGGGGAGAGAACAACGGAAGGGGAGAAAAAGGCGAAGATGAAAAAGGTCAAACGAAAACGCGGCGAACATATTGGTATAACAGATGACGGGCTGGCCGGGGATGAGGCGCGGCGGTTGCGGAATGCGCTGGTGGCGCTGGCGAGCCTGGACCCGGGATGGATGTGGTGGATCGAAAAAAACATTCCTAAAATGATGCCGTTTCCACAGAAACGGCGGAGGGTGGAGCGGCAGGCGCGTTTGTTGCTGACGCGAAATTATCAGTTCACGGGATGCAGGCTGAAGCTGGGAATCATTTATTCGGATTATTATTTTACGGATGAGGGGAATTTGAAGACGTATTTGTAAACCCCCACCACCCCCCTCCGGCTCCCCCCATTTAGCACAGAGCGCGAAATGGGGGGAGAGAAACGCAGATTCTGCTTGACTTCCTGGGAACTCTCCGGCCTAATGACGTCAATCAACCAAACAAGGAGAAAACGATGAACCAGAAACCATTTACCCCCAACGTAGAGAAGAAGCTGGAGAAGCTGGCAGAGACATCGAAGGCGGTTTTGGCGGCGATGAAGGCGCTGGACGAGGCGATGAAGAGCGCGGATAATTGGACGGAGCACGAGACGATACAAAGTTTTAGATATGAACTGAAGGAGTTTTTGAGCAGCGATCACGGGGAGGCGGGGTTTGCGGCGTACCTGACGAGGAAGCAGGAGCGGCCATATTTTGACCGGCGAGGCAGGGCAATCAAGGTGACGATACCAGATTAGAAAGAATGTGCTATAATGGGGGCGTCGCCGGGCTGGGCGCCCCCCTCGCTCATCCTGGCGCAAGAGACGAAAATTTAGTTGAGGCAGTGGGATGAGCGCTCATCGCCACTGCCACCCCCCTCCGCCTCCCCCCAAATTCAAAAATAGAATTTGGGGGGAGTGTGTTTAAGCGGTTTCACCTTTATGTAAGGTTGATAGTTAGAAAAGGCGTGCTATAATATTTTCAGGAAGACGGAGTTGACCGCCCGCCAGCAATCCCAGTAATGGGCTGTTGGCGGTTTTGTGTTTAAGGTGAGCATGCCTGACCCTGAAAAGAAAATACCCGCCGCTGTGCTAGGCGGCGGCCCCAGTTTAGTAAACGACCTGAAGATGCTGCCCAGGCGCTGTATGTTAATCAGCGTGAATGATCACGCGCTGCATCACTGTGAACCGCATTTCTTGGTGCATATGGACAATGATTTCGAGAAGCATCCGGCGCTGAAAGAGGCATTGGATAAATTCCAGGGAATTGTGGTGAGCCCGTTCGAAAACAGCGAGGTTGTGTTGCCGCGCGGATGGTGGGATGGCGGATTCTCGTCGACATTGGCGACCTGGTTCGCGCTGTGGCAGGGTTATAACCCGGTGATTCTGTGCGGTATGGACTGTTACCAGGGCGAGGTGAAATATTGCCACCCGAGGCATGGGTTTTATCACCCCGTTTTTGATTACCCCATTGAGAATCACCTGCGCGCCTGGCGACTGGCATTCAAACACTGCCCCAACCCGGAGCGAATCAGGGCGATGAGCGGGCCTTTGGTGGAGGTTTTTGGCGCTTATGAAGCGTAAACTGGCAGCATTTGCAGGGCTTTTTGGCAGGGCAGGGACGGCCATCACGGCTGTACTGGGTATCCATGAGGCGCTGTTTTTGCTTGGACTGGGCGGTATTTTCTACGGTTTGCGCGGGTTGTGGTCGGTTTATGGCGCGTTGACCGTATGCGGGGCGATTTTGTTGCTGGTAGCGGTGGTTTCGATCATGTTTGCCCAGCGGAAAGGTGACTGATGGGATTTTTGACGCAGGCATTCAGTCAGCGGTCGGTAACGGTGGTCGGAGACGAGCTGTGGCGCTCGTGGAAGGCATCTGGCGAGCTGGCCGGGGTGAGCGTGACACCCGAGACGGCGATGACTTTTTCGGCAGTGTTCGCGGCGCATAAAATATTGGCGGAATCGACGGCGATGTTGCCGTTGTTCCTGTTTAAACGGATGGAACGCGGGAAGAAGCCAGCGACCAACCACCCGCTATATGGCATCCTGCACGATGTAGCCAACCCGGAGATGGACGCTTACCTGGTGCGGGAAACGATGACGGCGCATATGGCAAGCTGGGGTAGGGCGCACGCCATTATCGATTATGACGAGAACGGGCAGATCAAGGCTTTGTGGCCTGTGCCGCCCTCGCTGGTGGATGTGCGCAGGGACCAGGACAAACAATTGGTTTTTGATGTGCGGTTCACGAACGGGCAGAAGAAAACCTACCCGTTTTATAAGATGTTGTACCTGCGGTCGCTTTCGCCGGACGGGGTGACGGCGTTCACGCCGATCAAACTGGCGCGGCAGGGGATCGGCCTGGCGCTGGCGGCGGAGGCTTATGGGGCGAGTTTCTTTGGAAACGGGGCGGCCCCGCAGGGTGTGTTGATTCACCCGAAGACGCTGAAGCAAGCAGCCCGGGACAATATCATCGGCTCGTGGACCGATGCGCACCAGGGTATCTCGAACGCGAACAAGATCGCGCTGCTCGAGGAAGATATGAAGTATGAAAAGATCGGGATCCCGCCTGAAGACGCGCAGTTCCTACAGACGCGGCAGTTCCAGGTGGAGGAGATTGCACGCTGGTATCGCATCCCGAGCATGATGCTGAACATGACCGGGGCTAACTCTACGTATGCCAGCGTTGAAGCCTACGGCTTGCAGTTTGTGATCTATACGTTGTATCCCTGGCTGGTGCGTTGGGAGAAGGCCATTTCGATGCAATTGTTGCTGGAGCGAGAGCGCAAGAGCCTAGTGGCAGAGCACGCAATGTCGGCGATCCTGCGCGGCGATACGACCAGCCGGTACGCGGCATACGGAACCGGGCGGCAATGGGGATGGCTCTCGGTGAACGATATCCGTGAGCTGGAGAATATGAACCCGGTGGACGGCGGGGATATTTACCTGACGCCAGCGAACATGAATAACAGCGCAGACTCCGGGAAGGTGCAACGGGCTTACCTGCCAGTGCTGACGGACGCGATCCAGCGGGTATTGCGCCGGGAGGCGAACGATATCCGGGGAGCAGCGCAGCGTATTTTGCAGAAGCGCGGCGCGGAGGAGTTCGCAGATTGGCTTTCGTCTTTCTACCAGGAGCACCAGGATTTCACGGTGCGCAGCCTGACCCCAGCGGCGCAGAGTTACGCCGAAATGCTGGCAGGGCCTACAACCGGGTCAGAGATCCAGGTCGAGCAAAAGGTGGCGGAGTCGTTACGGCTGTTTGCCCTGCGGCACGCGGGCCAGGCGCAAGAAAAAATCAAAAACGCATTGAGCGAAGCCGACCCGGCGCGCAGTATTGAGTCTATCCTGGACGGGTGGGATGGGCAGTACGCAGAGCGGGCAGCGCGGATGGAAATGAGCAGACAGACGGCGGTCTTATTTGCGCCGGTGAAGGAGCCTGAATGGACGATGTGACGAAGATCGAGCGGCGGTTCATGGCCGTAACCCAGCGCGCCAGCGGGAGCGATGACAAGCCGGTCATCGAAGGCGATGCAGCTGTATTCAACCAGGAAACGCAGATCGGGTACTGGTTCAGGGAAGTGATCGCGCCAGGCGCGTTCAAGCGCGTGCTTTCGGAAAAGCCGGATGTGGTAGCGGCATTGAACCACAACTGGGACAAGATACTGGGGCGAACCACGGCCGGGACGCTGGCCCTGGAAGAAACCGAAGAGAGCCTGCGGTATAGCATCGAGATCAACCCGGATGATACCGAGGCGATGAACACCTATCACAAGGTAAAACGCGGGGATGTGACACAGGCATCCTTCGCTTTTACGGTCCGCAGGGAGGAATGGGTCAACCCGGCAGAGCCTGAGGGCTTGCCGTTGCGGATCGTTAAAGAGATTGACCAACTCTATGACGTTGGGCCTTGCACCTTTGGGGCATACCCGGAGGCAAGCGCCAGCGCCCGTTCGAAAGCGGCTGAGTTCCAACAGCCCGCCAACAGGCAGGCGCCTGAAAGCGGCAGCCAGCCAGGCGACAGCGAGTGGCAGGAGCCGCTCGACAGCCTGCAGCGCAGACTCACCCTAAAAACCCTGGACTAATTTTGAGCACAAGAGGAGAAAACCCCATGTTAAACGCACGTGAATTACGCGACAAGCGCGCCGGGCTGAAGGTGCAGGCCCAAACCCTGCTGGATGTAGCCGCTGGACAAGAGCGCGAGCTGACCAGCGATGAGCGCACCCAGTACGATGGGTTGATCGAGCAGATCGACAACCTGCAGGCTGACATCCGCCGGGTGGAACAGATGGAACGCCTGAACGCCGAGGGCAACACCCAACGCGGCCAGGCGCAGAACCCGGCAGCCGAGATCGGGATGACCGATCAGGAAATCAGACGCTACAGCCTGGTGCGGGCGATCCGCGCGGCGGCTGGCGCCAAGGATAACCCGCGGGCTTGGGACGCGGCTGGCCTAGAACGAGAAGCCAGCGAAGCGGTGTCCAAGCGTTTTGGGCGCGAACCGCGCAGCTTCTTTGTCCCGAACGACGTGGTGATGGGCAACATCGCACGCCGCGACCTGACCGTGGGCACCCCAACCGCAGGCGGCTACCTGGTGCAGACTGACACCCTGTCGCTGATCCAGTTGCTGCGGAACAAGATGATCCTGGCGCAGGCCGGGGCGCGGATGCTGACCGGACTGGTGGGCGATGTGGCGAT